AATACTGGCATCACCATTTCCATCACTAAATAATAATCTACCTGCATCACCTGGCACTTCGTTAATGTATAAATCATCAAGTGCTCCATCATCTAATTGTGTCTTTGTATAATAGGACGCGTCTAATGTTGTACCACCACCTGTACCTGTACCAGCACCAGCGGCACTACCATAAACATAAACGGTACCACTTGGTAATGTATAATACGCATCATCTACAAATTTTTCATAAATATTTATTGTTGTGCTCATCTTAATTTTTTATTTTAACTATAAGTCATTGTCATAACATCATCACTATATTCACTCCAAACACATCCACTATATAAATCTTGTCCTGGGTAATAAGAAGAGGAGGTCATAATATATTTCCTTGTACTTGGGTCTGTCTCATCTAACCATTTTGTCAGAGGAGGTAAGGCCTTTGTACTTTTCATATCACTCTTAATTTGTTGTCTATTTTTATGGTATAAGGAAAGTTTGTTGTTAAGTATCCATTCAGCTATAGAATAATAATCACCACTATCATCGGTCCATAAAGAGGTCCTAACTCCATAATCATCTTCAGTAAATAATCCATTCCTAAAGTTAAGGTTTGCTATATCAAATATTTCTACATCAAGGGTTTTCTTTTCTAATGTTTTTGTGTTAATAACTCCACCTAATCTATTATTCTGTGTTGCATTTGTCGAACTAACTATAACATCACCATAATGAGCTGCTAATGGGTAAGCCGCATATGACTGCCATGTTGTGGCACTACTTGCCTTAATGTCTTCACCTAATATATTAAGTGTAAGCTCAAAATCTCCATCTCCTAATGTCCATCCACTAACATCACCAATAGGTATTGTTGTTTTAATTTCACCCACACCTGTTTGTGAATCAAGGTCACTACCACTTATTTCTACATACATACTGGCATCATTATAATTTGTTGTATATTCCCAAAAGTCTCCTTCTGGTCTATAAACTACAAACCTATTTGCTGGTGGTTGTCTAATCAAATAATAACATCTATAATCAAAGTCTGTAACCGCTCCACCTACTCCAATAGGTGCATATTTCCAGTTAATGTTAAGTGAGGTATTTGCATCCTCTATCGTAATATCAAATCTCGTACTTAAACTTGCTCTATTCTTATCACTATATTGGTAAACACCACCACTATAATAAGAAGGTGCTCCATATCTATAAATTGCGTTTGCTATTGTTTGGTAACTATTTCCTGGGTAAGGTTGTACCCAACTTGCTGGTATTTCACCTTCTTTGTAATGTGAATAACCAATACTTGCATTAAGAATACCCCATTTATATCCAGGAAATTGCCATCCAGTTGTACCACCATCAACGGCCAAACATTTCCATTGTCTTTTATCAGGTCTTGTATTAAGTGGTGTTAATTCAGTTGTATCTATATCACTAAAGTCGTTAATTGTTAAGTTAAGGTATTTCTTTGTATCTATTTTTAACTCAAGTGTATTAAGTCCTGGTGTCATATCAACCATTTGGTTATCATTAACAAACTCAAACTCATCACCAGGTCCTGTAATAGGTAATGAATAAACCGAAGAATCTATAGAAATTGCACTACCATTATCAGTAAAACCATATGAACCATCCATCGCATATCCTACAAAGTGTTTGCTTACATCATCAGTCCATAAGTCTCCATATCTTTCTATGTACCAAATTTCATTCCAATAATAAAGGTAACTATCAAAAGGTGTTAATATTTTCTCTATAATCTTTTTTGCACCATCTCTTTCTACATTATTCTTCCAAAATATTTCAGTATCTAATCCAGTTAAGTTAAGTGCTGTATTTGTATTAGTAAGTGTGGCTCCACTGGGGTCTAATGTATTATTCACATAAATACTTGCTTCTTTTCCAGTAAGTTGTAATGACTCATCTATAATGTTAATAGGTGCTTGTTTTTGTATTGTCTTCACTAAAGAAGGTGTCACACTATCAAGTTTGCTTATGTAATTGCTTGCTGTTAAACTAAATAATCCACCATTAACATATCTTTGTCCAACTACCTTGCTATCAATGAATCCATCAAACAAAATAACATGGTCACTACCATAACTTGCATCTATAATAATCTTAAATTCCTTTTCTTCTAAGGTCCTTAAATCTTGTAAGTCATACCATCCACTTGTTGTACTACTATCATCAATAATTGTTAATGATAAACTTTGTAATACTATAGGTGTGAACCAATCAGGTTGTTTGGTATCTATTTTAACACCTTTGCCGGCTAACTTAACTTCAGTAATTCCACCTGCCCAACCATCCTTAAGAAACTTAACATCAAATATATTATTTCCATTATCGGAATCAAAGTGTGCTACATATTTTGTGTTATAACTCATTATTCTTCCTTATTTTATCCTATTGTTTGTAATGTCTCATAATTGTCTATAACGCCTATAAGGTCACTACCTAATCCTACTAATCTACCTGTAACATAAACTTGTTGTTGTTTTCCAAATCCAACGGTTTTTCCTGCTGGCACAATATATTCAGGTCCTTTTTCTCCAATAAGTGCTAACGTAGGTTTGTCTACATAACCACCATCTCCAAAGGCTGGTACCTTACTCTTCCAAAGGGACATAATTGCTGCCACACCAGCACTTGCTGCTACTAATCCAGCTACGACACCAAGCGGTCCACCAATTGCACCACCTGCTGTTGCGGTTTTAATAACACCAGCCACTGCCTCAGCTAAGAATATTTGTAATATTGCTTGTCCTGCCTGTAAAGCACCTGTAATAATATCCTTAAAATTTGTTTTTGCACCAGTTGCTAATTTCCCTAATTCTTCACCAAACATGAGGACACTGTTAATAAGGACATCGTTAATAATACTTCCTATTTGTGCAAAATCTTCTCCCATTGTACTAATGGCTTCGTGCCAACTATTCTTAACGGTATCTATTGTGCTAACCCATCCATTTGCCCAAGCCTCATTATCACTAATAGGTGTCACTAACTCTAACGGTGGCTCCGCATCAAGTTGTGTTTGTATTGCGGCCATACTTTCTTCAATCTCACCATCTATGAAAGCGTTAATCGCCATTTTGCTCTCCTCCTGGTCACTGGCATTCTTTGTTGCCAACGCCTTTTCATAAGCCTTTGCTTCCCTTTCAGCTTCATCGGCTATGGTGGCACCAGTATTAACAATGAACCTTTGTTGTTTTGCTTGCTCAGCTCTACTTAATTGTATTTGTGCTAATAATGTATTCTCCTCATCTAAATCATCCCTTATACTTTTTCCTAAGGCATTTATATCTCTTTTTATTTCATAATCTAATTTCTCAATCGCTACTCGTTTTTCATAGAAATCATTGGTAACACCTTCTAATTTGTTAAGTATAATTGCTCTTTCCTCAGCACTTTTTGACCTATCACCAGCCTCAACTCTTAATTCAGCTATTTCTCTTTCTAACTTTGCTCCTTCTAAGATAAACTTATTTTTCTTTTCCCATACTAAGTTTTCCTTATCAGCAATCTTCTGGCTATTTTCTACTGTGGTGTTAAACTTCTTTGCTAAGTCTTGTGCTCTTGTAAATACATTTGCTATTTTGCCTCCAGCCTTCTTAAATCCTTCTCCTATTTCTTCAGGTGTTAATCCAGTATTCATTTGGACTGCTGCTCTACCAACATCCAACATATCTTCTTTCATTGCATCAAAGTATTCTCCTGCCTCGTCCTTCTTTTCCTTGTTAAATATTCCAGCAATCGCTAAACCTACCGCCTTTGCTCCATTTGCTATGGCACTCCATCCAGCCTTGAATAAGTTAACAAATCCCTCAAATCTACTTTTAATATTATCAAGTATTTTTCCTCCTAAGTTTTTAAGTCCTTCTACTAATTTGTCTAATGTCTCCTTAGGGTTTTTGAAAGCGTTAAATATAACCTCACCAACTTTTATGAATATATCCGTTACCACTGCCATAATACCTCTTAAGGTACCCATTATTCTTGTTAAAGCGGCTGCTCCATCAGTGGTACCCTTAAAATAACTCATTAACGCCTTAATTGCTATTGCAATAATACCAATAATAATACCAATAGGTCCTAAGGCTAAATTAAGTGCCCTTGCACCACCACTCATTGCTTGTAAACCTTGTCCAGCTATGGCACCAGCCGGTCCTAATGAACTAAGTGAACCGGCCATTCCTTGTAATTGTGAACCAGCTCCTTTGGTCATGTTACTAACCGAACCTTTCATCTTTCCAGTACTACCCTTAACACTCTTTGCGGTTTTCTCAGTTTTTGCTGCTACCTCAGAGGTGGTTTTGTTAAATTGGTATGCACTCGCGGAAATAACTAAACTTAATTCAGCATTTGTTTTATTTGCCATAATGAATATGTAATTTTATATTCTATTTATCTCACTAAATAAAAAAGGTCCGGAAATCACTCCGAACCATCTTTTAACCCTATTATTTTATCAAACTTTGCTTGTGCCTCTTCCCTTGTTAATAACTCATCCTTTGTAACTCCTACATTAACTACCTTATCTCCAGGTAATGGCCAATATTTAGTAATAAACTCATTCCAAGAAATTTTGGTATTTCCTGCTAAGTGGAAAGTTTGTATTCTAAAGGCATTAAGTAAATCTATCCTTTGTGTCTCGTTGTATTTGTAAAAGTTTTTAAGTACTTCAGCATAAGTGGCAGGTGTCATATACCAAAAGTCTTCACTTGAAAGTCCTATTATACCTGTGGCTTCGGCTTCGACTTCACTCCATTGGGTTTTTTGGAGGTGCGTTTTTTTTCAGCATCTATCAACTTTTGAACTTCAGCACCTTTTTCCATTAACTCCTCAACGGACATATCGGTAAGTTTGGTGAAACTCTCAATAAGTAATCCATAATAAGCTGGCCATCTTTCATCAAGAAACCAAAGGCATTCTTCAATACTTATCTTAGGTACCTCAACTCCTTCATCATCCTTAATATAGAAAGGCTCTTTTAATTTCCTATGGGCTACCTTAATCGCTATCCAAAGAAATCGGGCGTGTTTTTCCATATCGTCTCCAATATCTTGAAATAACTCGCCCGAAGTACTTTCGTATTCTCTAATTGCAACGTGTCCAAATAATATAGGCCACTGTGTATTGTTGTATTCTACATAACTTACCATAACTTTTTATTCTTTTTATGAATAAAAGGCCAAAAGGTTTTGTTAAGAAGACGTCTTAATCTCAAGTGCTCCTATTCCCTTGAAACTTGCTGTCCAACTTGCTGGTGCTTCACCTGCTGCTATACTCCAATCTAAACTTTCTATAACTGCGGTACCACTTAAGTACTTTTGTCCAGAACTCACATCGGTGTGGTCAGGTAAGAAAGTAAGTGTTACTTGTGTTTTTGCGGTGTAAAGTGCGAACATATCGGTATATGTTAACTCAGTACCTGCTGAAACATCTTGTGTTAATACTTGGTCACTCTCCAAACTGGCGGTCCAAGCATCTGCACCTAATGTGGTGTAAGTACTATCACTTCCTAAATATTGCTGGTCAGAACTTGCTCTACTGTTACTAAACCCGAAACTTTTTGCACATAATACAATACTTGAATCTACGGTTACGTAGCCCATGTAATATTGCATTAAGTCACTTTTAACTGTTGTTGCCATTTGCTATTTTTTAATTTTAATTTCTATAATCTATTTATCTTAGTTAACGTATACCACTCTTAAAGTAAGTATACCAACCGTTAAATCCTTATCTTCATAATATCCATAATCCTTGCCTGCTGCGTACCTAACTTTTATATTTCCATATTTTTGGTCAGACACTAAGGTATTTTGTACCCAATCAGTTGTCCTTGGTATTGCATTTGGGTCAGGTCCTAATATATCAATAATAACTACATACGTACTCCTTGCTGGTTGTGCTTGTCCTGCATAAAAAGTTTGGTCTACATCTTCTGTTGTCCATCTTAACCAATCTTCATCCATATCAAATTCCAATGGTAATTTTTGGTATAATATATTATTGCCAAAGTGTGCTACTATGGAGGGGTCATTTATCAATAAATTTCTAAAGTCATCTACAAAGTTTGCCATTATCCTAATTTGTTAAGTTTGTTTTGTGCACTTTTTGTGCGCTTGGTAATATCAGTAATTATTGCATTTCCTACTTCATTTTGCCATTCATTTATCATTGCTGGTATTTGTCTCTCAATATAAGGTGAAACTCTTTCTCTTCCAACTATTTGTCCTCTACTTGCACCAACCTTTGTAAATCTTTCTTTGGTACCATATTCTTGCCATAACACCCATTTTGCCTTGGTACTATAACCAGCACTAACTCCTGTTTTATCACCCTTAACGCTTGTCATAATAATTCTTTGTTGTTGTCTACCAGAATATGGCATAGAACTTTTAAGTCCAAGGAAGATATATTTTTTTGCCAATTTCCTATTGTAACTTCTTAACAAAGAATCACTTGTCTTTTGTGGTAAGGCTCTCATTGCTAAGGCCAACTCCTTAAATCCAGCTGTTGTAACCTTAGTCTCTTTCATACCATTTTATTGCGGTTAATCTTGTATAAACATTTTGCCCAACTTGTTGCTCTCCAAATTCTTGCATATGTCTAATCTTATATGTTTGTCCACCATAAACAATCCTATGTCCGGTTTTAATTTCTCCATCATAATAAAGTATAATCTCAACCCTATCATATACCATAGGTCCTTGTGGCTCATCCTTGGTATCTCCGGACTTAACAATAATCTTTGCCATTGCTGTTTTAAGGAAACACCACTCTGGTTTTTGTGCATATCCTACATCACTGGTATTTCTATATTCCTGTATCGTAACTTCCTTATCTAATACTATTCCAACCATTGTGTATTTTTATTTTATGGTATTCTTGTACTCATTCCATTCATTAACAATCTCTCAAAGGCCTTTGTGTCCTGTAATGATAAAGTACTTTGTGAACCTCTTTGTACTAAGAAATAATCAAATACTCTCATAAGTATTGCTAACTTAATTTCTTCTGGCACATTTTCTCTTTCATATCCAGTTACTAACTTAACCACCAGAGGGTCACCAGAAACACTTGTACTAAGTTTTAATATAATCCTATTCTCATATGGGAAAGTGTGCTCTGGTGTCACTAAAGTACTACCGTCGGCTACCACGGAGGTTAAGGTGTTAAAGTTACCTTCAGGCACGTTAATACTATCATCACTAAAGTCATAATAACTATAAGTAACATCGGTATATGATATATCTTTTTGGATAAAGTGCTCGGCTTCCTTTGTCACCGCTCTAATCAACATTTCCAAATACTCATTTTGTGTTGTTAAATCATTAACACTATAACCCATATGAATCTTTGCATCTTCCTTGGTTATAGGGTATTTGGTTTTATCTTTGGTTTTTTGTGTTGTTATTTCGTAACTCATTATTCCAGTTTTATTTTAATAAAAAAGGGAAGGATATATCACCCTCCCCTTCTTTGTGTTTGTCATTATAGAATAACTTAAACTCCTGCTGAACAATCATTCGCCCACTTAAAGGAACGGTGGTTTTGTATTCCAGCATCAGCATAACTCATAACTGCAATTTCAGTTTTACCATATTGCTTGTATTTGTATTCATCAAGAATAACTTCAGGTGAACCCCAAACACCAATAACCATAGAACTCCAGTCACCAAAATAAACTGCGTTTGTATCAGCTGCCTTTGTTGCAAAAGCTGGTTCGCCGGCTACGGTATTGTTATCATAAATAAACTTAATACCTGCACTACCTGCGTTATTTTGCTCTAAATAAGCTCTAACTGCTGTGGTTGTAACATAAGCGGTATTTCCTAAGTTATAATCAATCGCCTTAAGGTTAACCATGTCTCCATAAGTTAATCCACCTGCGGTTGTGGAAATACTTGCATCAAGTGCATCAGTTAAGAAGGTACTAAACGCGTGGTCTAATATCTTTCTTTCATTTGCTGCTCCCATATCCGCTACAATTTTTCCAACTATGTCAGAAGAACTATTAAGTAAGAACTGCTTACTAAAGGACTGTGTGGTACCAAAGGTAACTGGCTTAAGCTCAATAACTGCTGGTGCTGCATTTGCTAATCCAACTGCTGCTCCTTCTGCTACCATACTCGCATCAATTTGTGCCATATTTGGTAATTCCAAAATTCCTGTTAAACCAGTCATAATGTTAACACCTAAGGACTGTGCAAAAGCTAATCCTTGTGTATTAAGAACACTCATAGGTGCAATACCTTTGTTAATAATACCGGCCTGTGTGGAGGTTAATAAAGGGTCAGCTCTAAATTGGAAACCACCATTTGGTCCTTGAAAGTCTCTTGAAATAACACCTGTTTTAACATAATCAGCCCAAGCATTTCTTTGTGAGGTAACTACATCAGCATTTTCACCATCATCCTCATTTCTAAGGGCGGTACCAGCCATCTCAATATTAAGTTTTTCATTTGCTTCCATCCTTGTTATAGAACGCTCATTAAGCTCAATCTCAGACTTAGTGCCATCATACTTGGTTTGCTCTTCATCAGTGAAATCTCTTTTTTCAGTTAAAGCTAAATCATTAAGCTCAACCATGACCTCTCTTAAAGAGGTATTTTTTGTTTGTAATTCATTAATTTTCATAATATATTTTTATTTTAACATTTTAATTTCATTTGAACGTAACTTGTGCATTGTCTCAAAGGTATTGTCTTCTTCCTCAACTTCATCCTTGAAATTTGGTAAATCCCTTGCCTCAACGGAGGTCTCAGGATAAGCACCATAAGTAACTATGGACACATCAATTAACTTCCTAACTTTGGATATAATACGTAAGGGAACATCCTCATCAGTTGTCGCCCACCTAAATCCATCGGAATCTACTAAGAAAGCAAAGCTATTCTCAAAGAAAGTACCATTTTTAACTAATTCATAAGTATCATTCGCATATGTAACGTCAGGAATCTCTGCTCTAAAGAATAAACCAGCATCGTCTTCGCTTAATGTTAATGTACCATTTGTTGTCCTTGCCATAACTAAATCTCTACTGTGGTTAAAGTTAAGTATAACATCCAACTCCGGGTCTACTAATATATCCGCAAAGGCTCCTCTTTCTACTTCTTCATAGAACAATTCACCCATTTCCATTATCAATTTTGAACGTGAACTAAATACCGCTGCATATCCTTCTATAAATCTCTTTCCATCTTCCTCAACTGCTCGGTATCTAATGTCATCTGTAAGGGCTAATACCCTTTTTTCTATTTTGTCACTCATATTCATAAGTAATTTTATATTCTATTTATCATTATTCCTTAACCTCAGGTGGTTGTCGCTCTTGAATAAACACATAATTGGACGGCATCCAGTTTTTATCGCCATTTTCTATTGCTTGCAATCCTTCTTTTAACCTAATCTCATTAACTGTTTTTATACCACCAGTAATTTGTTTTGTTTGAACTTCAGTCCTACTTTTTGTGTCTAAAGAAAGTAACGCATCTGTGTTAAACTTAATCTTCATACCATTCTTTCTTTCTTCTAATGAAAGTAACTTAAAGGAAAGCTCATCTTCATACATTTTAAGTGTACTACCTAATTCATCATTAAGGAAAGAACGTTGCATTTCTTGAACACTTGCAAATTTTGTTTGCTCTAATATATTAAGCATATGTGCTGGTACTCTAAACGCACTTGCTATTTGTTTTGTGGTAAATTCTATGGTACTAATAAACTGGGCATCTTTTGGACTTATTTGTGTGTCTATTAACTCAGCACCTTTTGGTAAGGCTACTAATTTGCCTGCATTTGCGGCACCCATATATTCATTCTCAAACTGTTGTCTTGCTTCAGTTTGTCCTTTCTCTCCTGGTACCATCAAAGGATATGTTATGGCCTTGCCACTTTGCAATCCTCTATCATATGTACCTTTTAATGTATTCCATCCACTCCAGTTAACTGAATACATCATATCCATTGCACGTATAGGTGATATACCTGTTATTCCATCATCCGTAACATTTGTGGGGTGTATTATGTTTGCACTATTAACTACCCTAATCTTTTGTTTGTTACCTGTACGTGCATCATCCTTGCTCCTATAGAACCCATAATAAAGTATACCTCTAACCTTTGTGTGGTTAATGAACATATAAGAAGGTATAATCTCAAAAGAACTGGCTCTACCACCTATTCTTTTAATTTCTATATAACTATTTCCTCTTAAATTCTTAACATAATCAACTGCATTCCAGAACTTAAAGTGGTTTTGGTAACCATTTGGGTTAAACTGTAATAATTCATATCTATAATCATTAACCAGTACCTTATCTGAACCATCAGGCATTGTTTGTAATACTTCTATAGGTATTCTTGCTAAATAATCAGAAAGAATCTTGCAACATGAATAAACGGTCGCAATCTGGTCTGGGTGTCCCTTATCATACTTCGAACCACCTAACCTAAATTCACTTAATCTTTTTCCAGCATGGCCATCAATAGGCCCATATACTATATCCGTTTGTCTTTCTTCTGGCTTCTTGCCAAATACTCTATCAAATATGGACATTCCTTACGTATTTATGTTTGTTGTAATATATATCTCACCCTTTTTTATGTCCCTTTTTAACACTAACTTAATATAGGGTAATAATAATTCAGGTGTCCACCTATGGCCATTGCGGTCGCAACTGCACCATCCACGGCATCTTTCTTTTTATTCTTATCAATCTTCTTATTTTGGTTACTATCCTTTGCGGTAATAACTACATTTCCAAAATTCCATTCTAACACATCATTTTCTTGGAAGGTAATATCTTCTATGGCTACCTTATCTTCAATAAAGTTAATAGGTACGTTAAAGTGCATTGCGGTTTGTCTATATGGCTCAACATAAATACCCATATCCTTTTGGACATCGGCAATAAAATAAGGTGCACCTAATGGGTCATACATAAATTTTGTAATCTCAAAGTTATCATTAAGCTCTCTAACCTTATCCATAATCTGGTGCCCATCAACTCTATTGGTCTCACTCATCATAACTTCCTTTCCAATATAAGGTGTCATATCAAATCCATTCTTCCTAATAATCTTTGCGGGGTCATCAGCCATAAAGAAATATGTAAACACATATAAGTGCTTCTCTTTTATTTCATCTTCAAATACTACACTTAAGGCGGTTAAATCTTGTGTTTGTGATAAATCTATTGCTAACATACAAGGTTTGCCCATAAAATCTTTTATATCAAGTGGCTTAAACACCTTATGTAAGTCATCACTATTTATCCAAGTATCAGGCTCATCATAAAATATGTTAACTCTTTTGGTAAGGAAATACCACATATCTATTGCGGCCACACTATTCTTTGCCTTAATAAATTCTTGCTCCAACTTATACATTGGAAATACTAAATCAACACTGGGGTTTGCCTTTCTCCAAGTATCTCTTAATGTTAAATCATCTCCTTCATCTGGCTGGTATATCAAGGCGGCCACACTATCATCCTTAATTCTTTTATCTAATACCGCCTTGTAATAATCTATTTTGTTAATGAACCATTCATTTTCATTTCTTCCTGCGGTACTTGCTAATATGGTAAGTGGGTTACTTCTTTCTCCAGTACCTTGTATAATCGCATTGTATACATCAGGTATCTTTTCAGGGTCGAACCCATGGACTTCATCTATAATCGTCATAGAAGGGTTATATCCTTCTAACCTATCAGGGTCCGCTGTACTAAACACTTCACAAAATCCTTGGTTTGCATCATCAACCGGCATAATCTTATTCCTTTGTGGTCTTAACCTCTTCAATAAGGCTGGACTATGAAATATCATACTCTTTGCCGCTCTCAACGCAATACGCCCTTGTGCGGTACCTATCGCCAATAACAATGTATTTGGGTCAGCCACACCATCTTTTAATAACCCATATAATATAATACCACTTGCAAAAGTTGTCTTTGCATTTTTCCTGGCAATCAATAAAAGTATTTCATTAACTTTCCTTCTATCTGTATCTTTGTAATAAAATCCAAATACAAGTGCTAAGAAGAAAGCTTGCCATCCTAACATAGGCCATTGCTCATACTTGTCATGGTACTTAACATTAACATAACTAAAGAATCCAAATACCTGGTCGACTTTGTCCACTTGGTACTCAAATCTGTCATCCTTAACATTCTCCTTGAACTGTTGTACTTGCTTCTTAATATAAGCTCCAGCTATTATAGAACCATCCTCAACTCCTTGTAAGTAAGTATCTACTAAGTCCCAACATTTATCAATGAATACTTGTTTTGGTAAAGGTGTGGCTCCTGGCTTAATCATCAAATCCATCACTAATTTCTAAGGCCTTTAGTTTTAACTTATTTCTTTCCCTTGGTGTTAATCCCAAGGCCATAAACAAACTTTCTAATTTGTCACTGGTTTGCTTAACTATTGTAATGGAAGGGTTTGCCTTTGTATTTCCAAACCTATCACTCTCTTTTATTCCATTATCAACTACATCTTTCTCGGCTTCCTTAAGAACATACAATAGGTATTTCACCCTATCAATAAGTACGTCATCAAAGCTCTCATAATTGTGCTTAAGCGTAAGGAAAGCTATTATTTCTTTTTGTACCGTCATAATACATCTTTTAATTTTTATGTGGCTCAATACCATTGGTTTTGGTTATGAACTTTTAATATCTATCTCAAAAATCTCCTTATTCATCCGGCATAATACTAAAAATCTCAATAATGGCTCAAGGCACCTGGGTTAATACGGGCACCATATAAGGCTCAAGGCACATAGTTAAGGTATACCATGGAAAGTG